GGCTGCCGTGTCGGCTCTCTCTGCAGAGGTCTCAGCCTTTTCCGCTGCGGTCTGGGCAGCCTCCCCGGCCTTCTCTGCTCTCTGGATGACTGCTTCTGCCTCTTGGATCAGTCTTTCCAGGACGGTGAGCTCATCCTTGCTCTCCACCGAACTGTCCACCAGGGACTTCTGCACCTCCAGGCGGAACAAAAAGCTCGTGACCCTTTCCTGTTCCCGGTACAGCTGGACCTGTCCCAGGCAGGTCCCGGTCTCCGCCAGCATCTGCGGCGTGATCTCGGCGTACACTTCATTCCCATGTATCTCGGCCTCCCTCCAGCAGGACAGGCCGCTGGGCTTCTCGATATAGATCTTCGCGCCCAGCCCCTCCGCAAGGATCATATCCCGCACCTGGAAGCAGGCTTCCCGTCCGCGGTCATCCTGCACCATACAAAGCCTTGCCTGTATCCCCTCCCGGAGGAAGTACACCGGCATCACATGTTCTACCATCTCCTCACTCCTTTCTTCCCGGGATCCACCGGACCAGATATACCCCTGTGGGAGGCGGCGGATCCGGCGGCTTCGGTGGTGCCCCGCCCTGTAAATACCGGCGCACCTCCACAAGCTTTCCGCTGTGGGTATAAGCACTGGCTGTCTTTACCCTGGGGCCGATCCCGGAGCCGTGGCCC